CTAATTATTCTGTCGAGTACTTGCCTTGGTATCAGGAATTGACTACTATAGATAGTGCATATTACAGTCAGTGGAAACAATTTTTAGCTCAAAATTACTAACTTATATGAATAATTGTATTTTTAAACAAAATGATAATTTTGCTGACGAAATGTATTATTGTCTAATGGGAACAGAAGATTTTGTAGATGGAGATGGGAGTCCAAGGGTAAATAATGGATCGTCATCGAATGTTGCGGCAAAATGTATACAAAATAAAAAGACTAAAGTTATTTCACAAAATAATAAAACTAAATTTTCTTATTTCATCAGGAGTAGTCCAAACTCTGATTTATATAATCCTATAAATTTGTTGTCTCCAATTAAGAATAAAAGACAATATAATTTTATAGATAATGTTTGTAAAAATGAATGGTCATTTATAGAAGTTAATAAAGGAACATTCGATAAATATATAAAATTTTTAACTACCAAAAATATATCATGGCTAAAAGAAGCTATTAGGGATCTGAAGTAGTATAATGCCAACTTATTCATATGTATGTGAAAAATGTAATTCAGAATTTGAATTATTCTTTTATATTAGGGATTATCAAGAACATCCAAATTGTATTAAGTGCGAGAGCAAAAATACTCAAAGATTGTATATAAAAGATGTAATTACACAGAATGCATCTGTAAAAAAGATGGATTCCGAACTCAAAACTATTGGTGATTTAGCCAATAGGAATCGAGACAAAATGAGTGAAGATGAAAAAATAGCACTAAATAATAAACATAACTCATATAAAGAAGAAATTCCAAACAAACCACTCCCCAAAGGAATGACACGGCTTAAAAAACAACCAAAAACAAAATGGACATGACATGATAGAACAATTAACAGAAGAACAAAAAAATAAAATATTAGAATCTATAGAACAAATTAACAAACAATATTCTGGTAATACCACAGAAAGTTTAGCTCAAATAATTACAGAAGATACTACTAAACTCATAGACTGTAGACATGAAATTGTTATTAACGTTATAGCCAGTATCTATGAACAAGATGATGAAGGAAAAACTGTTGGAATCAAAGAGGTGGCAAAAAACAATTACCATATTCCAGTACCTCCAACTAAGGACTATAATGAATATACAAGAGGATTTTTTGATTTTCTAGAGAAGTGCATGTCTAACTCAAGTGCCCAAACGGACGAAATTACGCCAGATTCAGGAGAACAAAACAATGGATGACTTTATATTTTCTCCGAAAGAAAAAAAAGATAAACTTATAACAGAATATTATTGTATGATAGGCTCAGAAGATTTTATTGATGGTAATAATTACCCTCGTAAAAAAATAGATTCCAAAGACGTTCTTGCTAAAAGAATACAAAAAACAGATAATCCTACTCAATACTTTATTAAGATATCCAATGCAAATAAATTATTCAATCCTTTGAAGTCTGGACTAGATGACAAGTCTTATAGTATTGTCGATAATGTTTGCAGACCATCTGATAAGTTCAGAACAGTCAATGAAAAGGTATTTAATATGTATTTGCAGTTCCTGTCTTCCAAAAACATATCGTGGTTAAATCAAGCAGAAAGAGAGATCATATAATGTCAAGAATTACCAAAGTTCAAAAATACGCAATACAGTGGCTAAACCATTCCGGAAAAAGTGTGGAAGAAATATCTAAAGAACTTGATATTAAACAGTCACAAATAAACACCATTATTTCTGCTAATACTCAATCAGTATCAACAAATATAGCCCCTCAGCCCGCAAAAACAAAAGATTTGATGATCACGCATACATCTGGAAAAAAAATAAATTCTGTAGCTATAATGACAAAAGAAGCTTCTGAGATAGCTGATGAAGCAAAAAAGCGAGCTCCAGCAGCAAAAGGCAGAGATACCGAAAAAGGGATTTTTAGGCCCAAAAAATAAAATATGTATCCATCAAGGTATTCTAATGGTAAAGAGGTTACGGCAGCTCAGTACATAACTGAACTCATATGTGAACATAAAGCATTATGTGATAAGCTAGATCTTCATTATAAATTTTGGATTAATAAAGAATGGTCAAAATATTATAGAGATCAAATTGCTACAGCTAACAAGCTATTAAAAAAATATGATGCTAAATCTATTATTAGAGCTCTAAATGATACCAAGGCTTCAAAAATCTATTCTTTGCGAGCCCCACATCTTATACCTATAATAGAAAAACATGAAGCAGCCTTAAAAAATGAATCTAATTCTCTCGAAATAGATATAAATAGATCAAAAAACAAGAGCTTTAGAAATAAAAACCAACAGAACAAAAATATACTTTCCAAACTAAAGGAATTAGATGATGGCAACAACATTTAAAGAAGATGTAATAAAAACATTTGGAGATCAGATTATTTTATCTGGAAATGCGTTAGTGGATAAAAAAGTACTAACCATACCAGTAAGTCCATCATTAGATATTGCTTTAAACGGTGGAATTCCCGAAGGTAGTTTTGTTGTATTAACCGGACAACCAAAATGTGGTAAAACTACATCCTCGCTGGATTTCGCAGCAACTGCTCAAAAAATGGAATATGCTCATGGTTCTTTCAAAGACGGTCGCCAAGTGTACTACCTAAATATAGAAGGTAGATTGAAAAAAAGAGATTTGGAAGGAATACCTGGATTAGATCTTAGTAGATTTCATGTAATAGGAAGTCAGCAAGGTAAAATTTTACACGGAGAAGAATATTTACAAATAGCAGAAAGAATAATTAATGAAATTCCAGGATGCGTTTTGATTATAGACTCTTACTCGGCTCTGTGTACAGAAGCAGAAATTACTAGCGATATGGATAAAATGCAACGAGCAGACGGAGCAAAGCTGCTAGCAAAATTTTGTCGTAAAGTTGCCAACGTAATTCCTGTTAACAAAAATATAGTTATCGGAATAACACATCTTATGGGAAATCCAACTGGGTATGGAGCAGAATTCAAAGAAAAAAGCGGTCAAGCTATCGCTTATCAAACCGATATTAAGCTCAGGGCCAAAACATTTAAACCGTGGGTAGTTGGAACTGACAATACTCAGATCGGGCAGGAAATCGAATGGCAGGTGGTCTGTTCGGCACTTGGGCCTCCTGGCGCAGTGACCACCAGTTATATACGCTATGGCCAAGGAATAGACAGATGTACTGAATTGGTCAATTTAGCATCTGATCTTGGAATTATTAGCAAAGGGGGCGCTTGGTATACAATAACAATTCTCGATGATAAGCCTAAATTTCAAGGAACAGAAAAGGTGAGAGCATTTTTACTAGAAAATCCCAAAGCATATGACGCTATCGAAAAATCTGTAAAAGAGGTCTTAGGTATTTCTAAATGATCGTTAAAGATTTAGATAATAATAATGTAAATTGGCATTTGACAGGGCATATTGCAAAAGGCAGAATACTGGAAAAATCGTCCCCCCATTTGTCTGCAAGAAAAATATTAACAGAAATATTTCCAACTTTACAAATTTTAGAAGAAGTACCGATACCACTAAGAAAATCTGAAACACTATATTTAGATTTTTACTTACCCCTAATTAAAAGAGCTATAGAGGTTCATGGAGAACAGCATTATAAATTTATACCATTTTATCATTCCAATAGAATTAATTTTTTAAAAGCACAAAAAAGAGATAATGAAAAAAAAGAATGGTGTGAAAAAAATGGAATAAAACATATTATTTTACCTTATTTTGAAAATAGTGAAAAATGGAAGGCAATGATATTATATGACAACTAGATCATCAAAAGAAGATATACAATATTGGGATACTATTCTTGACGAATATGAGTCCTCCCTGGCTTTGCCTAAATACGCGGCGCAGTACGGAGTATCTGAACAAGAAATTAATCAATACCTAACAATGAGTAGAGATGAAATAGAAAAAATCTCTCCAGAAGATTGTGCCCAAATCTCTTTCAGATTGGCACAATTTGCATTCCATATACAACGAACTATTAATAGGGAAATTGCTAGACATAATTGGTCAGAAGAGAGCATTAAAGAAGCGATAGCAGACGAAATAAATAATTATAAAGGCTATGGTTTTATAGAAAAGTCTTTACAGGCAATAAAACATAATGAAAAAGCGAATAGCTTAAATCAAATTAGAAAATACGCTAAACAGAGAATAGACAGGTTAAGTTATTTAGCCAATAGTATTAAAAATCTGTCGGATATAATGATGGCAATTCAAAAAACTAAGGTGCAACATGGACCCAAATGAATTATTAAAAGATCCAGAACAACTCAAAGCTTTGATATCTGTTTTACAAAGTCTTGTTGACAACATTCCTCAAGAACCCAAACAAAAACAAGACGTGGCACCAACAAAGGAGTCTCCTACTATAAAGACGAAGGGTCGCCAAAAGGCAGGAACTAATAATTCAATAAAAAACAAACGAACTAAAAAAATAACAATAGATAATATCAATAAATTTGATAAAATGTCTGAATTTAGAATGCATAAGGACGATTGTACGGTTGATAAAAAACTATCGAAACACCCTCCTGTAGCACGAATGAGAGACTTTGAATTTGTTGATGTGATATGTAGAGTTTGCGGCAGGAAAGAAACTGTTCCACCAACTCTGCTGTTTGATGCTCCTTCTAGGTATAAGTGTAATAATTGCTCAACACACTCTGGATAAAATATGATTTTATGTGACCCGTCCGCAGAACGCGCAATATTAAGTGGAATTTTGAAATACGGAGAGGATGCCTATTTGGATATCGCGGATATTATCCAGGAATCTTCTTTTACAATTGATAGTAATCAAATAATATTTAAGTGTTTAAAAAATATTTGCGAAAAAGAATCAAAGCCAAATATCGATCTTGCGTCGGTGTACTCTTCTGCGCAAGAACTTAATTTATCGCATATATTGTCTAAAAAAGAAGAAACACAACACTTAAAAGCTATTTTTGATTTTCCTGTACATTTAGAAAATATCAGAAAATTTGCATCCAAGATTAAAAAACTAGAGATAGCTAGGCTCTTACACAAGGAAATGGACGATGTGCAAGAAAAGCTATTGGATGTTACCGGGTCAGAGTCAATATCTGCCATATTGGGCATTGCTGAAGAAAAGATATTTAATTTTACAAACTCACTTTCTGCAGAAAGCGATTCTGCTCCTAAGTTTATAGCAGAGAGTATAGACAATTACATAGAGTTTTTACAAAGTAATAAAGTAGATCAAATAGGAATACCTACTGGATTTCCAGCATATGATCAGGCTATAGGCGGAGGTCTAAGAAAGGGAACGGTCAATGTTATAGCAGCACGACCAAAAGTAGGAAAAACACTGTTATCTGATAACATTGGATATCATATTGCGAGCAAGTTACAAATTCCTGTATTAAATATGGATACAGAAATGACCAAAGAAGATCATATCCATAGAATTTTAGCCATGTCATCAGAAATAGAAATATCAAAGATTGAAACAGGCAAGTTCACGGACACGCCAAATTCGGCAACAAAAATAAAACAGGCTATAGACGAACTCAAAAATAGTAAGTTATATCATAAAAGCATAGCAGGAAAACCATTTGAGGAACAGCTGTCTATTATGCGAAGATGGATATCTAAAGAAGTTGGACTTAATGACGACGGCACAGCAAAAGATTGTGTTATTATCTATGACTATTTAAAACTAATGGATAGCACAGGAATCAATCAAGATATGAAAGAATATCAGGTTCTTGGTTTTATGATGACAAGTTTACATAATTTTGCCATACAATATAAAGTTCCAATATTATCCTTTATACAATTAAATAGAGACGGTATTACAAAAGAAAGCACCGATACTGCAAGTGGATCAGATAGAATTATTTGGCTATGTAGTAATTTTACAATATTCAAAAGAAAAAGCGACGAAGAAATTGCTGAGGATGGGCAAGATGCTGGTAATAGAAAACTGGTTCCATTAATCAGCCGTCACGGAGGAGGATTAGACGATAATGATTACATTAATTGTCATATGAAGGGCTGGTGTGCTAAAATAACAGAGGGGCAAACCAGATTAGAACTATTACATGGATCAAAAAAGAAAAAAGGCGGATTTATAATCAATGACAACAATGAAGATGAAGAAGAACAAGACATACCATTCGTATGATCAATATCAGCTTAAGAATTTATCAGACTTAGTGTGTGATGATATAGAGAATTTATTAAATTCTTTAGGCATAGAATCATACAAAGTATTTGATAAAATGGTCACTATGAGTTGCCCAATTCATGGTGGAGATAATGATTCTGCACTGAATTTATACTATAAGGGAGATTCGTATAGAGGAAATTGGAAATGCAGAACTCACCAGTGTGAGAATATTTTTAAATCATCAATTATTGGTTTTATAAGAGGATGCTTGTCTAAAGATAACGGATGGAACAAAGAAGGCGATGACATGGTGTCTTTTAAAGATGCTATAAATTTTGCTATTCAATTTTCTAATCACGACCCAGTAAATGATAAACAAACAAGAAAAGTAAAAGAAAAAAATACATTTGTTAACACTGTAAAAAATATTTCTATAGACGTTAGCAATAAGGTAAACGATGACGTTATTGTTCCACGAAATTTGGTTATCAAGGCACTAGATATACCGTCACAATATTTTTTAAATAGAGGATTTTCTAAAGAAGTATTAATAAAGTACGATGTGGGAGACTGTCTCAATTCATCAAAAGAAATGAATAACAGAGCGGTTGTACCTGTGTATGATCAAAACATGAGAGGAATGATAGGTTGTACTGGCAGAAGTATATATGATAAATGTGCAGCTTGTAATTCTTTTCACGGCATTAAAGAAAAATGCCCTAATGACAATGAGAAATGGCTTAGTTCCAAGTGGAGGCACAGTAAAAATTTTAAGACCCAAGAACACCTATATAATTATTGGTTTGCTAAACAATATATTTTAGCATCAAAAACCGTAGTTATAGTAGAAAGCCCAGGTAATGTTTGGAGATTAGAAGAAGCTGGCATACATAATAGTGTGGCAATGTTCGGTTCTTCACTTGGATATAAGCAAAAGGCTTTATTAGATATATCCGGAGCTATGAATATAATAACAATAATGGATAATGATAAGGCCGGCAAAGATGCGGCCAAACAAATTGAAGATAAATGCGGAAGAATATATAATATTAAACATATAGAAATTGATGTTAATGATATTGCAGAAATGAGTGTTGAGGACATAGTCAAAATAATATCTCCACAGATAAAGGAATATGAATTATGTTAGTTTTAGGCATATCTGGAAAAAAACAATCAGGCAAGACCACAGCAGGAAATTTTTTCCTATCCCTATATCTTGCTAAACTAAATGCTAGTGAAAAACTTTATCTAGATGATGATGGCAATATATTAATATCAGATTTATGTGGAGACAAATCATATGAAGGTATTTTTTCTATATCATCTATATTATCAAGAGAAATAATTTCTAATGATATTTTACTATTTTTAGAAAAATTACATAACGAAATAAAAATTTATAATTTTGCAGATATATTAAAAACAGATATATGCATGAATATACTAGGTTTGACTTATGACCAGTGTTACGGATCAGATGAAAACAAAAATGAATTAACATCTGTTAGGTGGCCGTCAGAGTCGAACAATGGTAACTTTATGACAGCGAGAGAAGTGATGCAATATGTTGGAACGGATATCTTTAGAAAGATGGATACTAATGTTTGGGTAAAGTCAACTATTAATAAAATAATTAAAGAAAGTCCTGAGTTAGCAATTATTACAGACTGTAGGTTCCCAAATGAAGTAGAAGCAATTAAAAATATTGGTGGTAAAGTATTGAGATTAACTAGGAATCCATTTTTATCTGATCATATTAGTGAAACAGCATTAGATAAAGAAAACTATGATTGGAATAATTTTGATTATATTATTGATAATAATAATTATAATTTATATGATCAATTTTCTGAGCTTAAAACAATTTTAGAAAAATTATTAAATCTATGATTATCACATACTTTAGAAGCAGTTCTTATAATACTCATAACATGTGTGAACAACAGTATTTTGGAGAATACGTATTGGGATGGAGGGGTCTATCTGGACAGAAAGCAGACAAAGGAACCATAACTCACAAAGTATTAGAAATATTGGCTGTTATTAAAAAAGCACAGCAAGATCAGCAAGATACTATTAATGATGATTTGATCGGAGAAGTCAGTGTTCATAACTATGATTTGGATAATATAATAGATCAAGTGTATTCATATTACACATCTAATGCGCAACACCACAAGTGGTCACCAAAAGATCATAAGGATTGTAAAAATTGGGTCTACAAAGCTATAGAATTTAATAATGGAATGTTTGATCCAAGAAATCGAAACATACTATGTCCAGAGCAGCACTTTGATTTTGAAATTAATAAATCTTGGGCTAAGTACAGTTACAATACTAACGGAGAAAAATTGGAGGGCAATTTAGCTTTAAAAGGTACTATTGATTTGATAACACTAGTCAATGATTCTACAATAGAAATTATAGACTGGAAAACTGGTCGCAGGCTAGATTGGGCAACGGGAGAAGAAAAAACTCAAGAAAAACTAGAAAAAGATCCTCAGTTAAAAATATATCATTATGCAATTAAACATTTATACCCTCATATTAAAAATATAATATTTTCGATATATTTTATTAATGATGGCGGTCCATTTTCTATATGTTTTCATGATTCTGATCTGAGTTCTACTGAAGATATGTTAAGACAAAAATTTGAAGCAGTTAGGAGCACCAAGAAGCCACGCCTCAATAAAAGCTGGATGTGCAGTAAATTATGTCATTTTGGCAAAACAACGTTTGAAGGAACTCATATACAAGCCATAGAAGAATATAGAGACGGACAAGTATGCAAAATTGGTCAAACAATGACGAAGTGTGAACAAATAAAACACGATCTTGACCTTTATGGTATCGACACTACAATGGATTTGTATAAAAACAAAAATCACTCATTTGGAAGTTACAAGGCCCCAGGATCGATATGAAACAAAAAACTTATTCTGTTTTACATGCACATTCTCATTATAGTTTATTGGACGGATTAAGTAAGCCTAATCAAATAGCTGAAAGATGTTTTAATGCCGGAATTAAAACCTGTACGATAACTGATCATGGTACTATTTCTGGATGCGTTCAGTTTTATCAGGCAATGAAGGCCAAAAAGATTAAACCCATATTAGGTTGTGAGCTTTATATATCCAAAAATGATTCTTTTATCAAAGAAAAAGAGAATAATAATCTTAGTCACTTTCTAGTTCTTGCTAAAAACCTAGCAGGATGGAATACTCTTGTAAAAATTATATCTGAAACGAACAGAATAGATAACTTCTATCACAAGCCAAGAATCAGTTTTGATAGACTGGCTCCTATGCTGGATGGAAATATTATAGGATTCTGCGGCCATTTAGGATCAAGCATATCAGACTTGGTTGAGGAAAATCCCGACAACTATACCGATCAGGCATTGTCTTTTATAGACTATATGAAGGAAATATTCGGAAAAGATAATTTCTTTTTAGAAGCTCAGCTTATGGATCAGGAATTGAATCCTAAACAAAAAGAAATGACAGATATTATGAGGAAATTATCTATTAAGACCAAAACCAAAATAATAGCCACGCCAGATGCTCACTATTGTGAAAGAAAAGATGCTATTGATCAAAGAATTTTATTATGCAATAATCTTAAGACAACTTTGATAGATATAAATAAGAAACTTTTGGCTAATGAGAACGTGCCAATGAGCTGCTTTTTTAAGTCGGATAGTTATCATATTCCAGATCCAGAAGAAATGATGGAGTGGCATACTCAAGAAGAAATTGAAAATACGCTATATGTTGATTCAATGTGTGAGGAATACTCTATTCTTAACAAACCCCTGCTTCCTGCTTTCGAATGTCCAAACAATTATAGTCCAGAAGAATATCTGAGACAATTATGTAGAGATGGTTGGAGAGAAAAGATTATAAATAATATTCCGGAATCTGAACATACAAAATATGCAGATAGAGTCAAATTAGAATTAGATATTTTACAAAAAGCGGGACTGTCTAGTTACTTTCTTATAGTTCAAGATATTGTAAACTATGTTAAGCATAGTGGGTGGCTTCCCGGGCCAGGAAGAGGAAGTGCTGCAGGATGTCTGGTTTCTTATCTAATTGGTATTACTCAAATCGATCCAATCAAATATGATTTACTTTTTGAGAGATTTTATAACGAAGGTCGTAACACTGCAGATCATATCTCTATGCCAGATATTGATGTTGACGTTCCTATTACAAAAAGAGAACAAATCATAGAATATATCAAAAATAAATATGGTATAGATAAAGTTAGTCAAATGATCACTTTTAATACCATGAAAGGTCGTGGTGCCTTAAAAGAAGTATTGAGAGTATATGATAATATTTCTTTCGAAGAGATGAACCGTATAACCAAGTTTATACCAGATGAGGCTAAAATTGCAGACGAATTACAAGAAATGAAAGAAGATACCGGAGAAGCTTCAATTATTCGTTGGGCATTAGAAAATAATGTTGACAAACTCAAAGAATGGTGCTATATATCTAGTGATGGCTCATTGGCTGGGCCGTTGGCAAAAAGATTCGAACAGGCTATTAGACTAGAAGGAACGAAATCTAATCAATCTAAACATGCTGCCGGTGTAGTAATTAGTAGCAAAAGCCTTGGCAGTGTATGTCCTATGGTTTATGATAATAAGAACAAGCAGTCCATCGCGGGTATGGAAATGCAAGACTTAGAAAGTTTAGGTCTTATCAAATTTGATATTTTGGGAGTTGCTATGTTAGACAAAATCATGACAATATCAGAAATTTTATCAAAAGGAGAATAAAGATGGAGAAAAAATTTTCAGATTTAGCTGTTGGTGAAAAATTTAGTGTTAATGGTACAGAATATATTAAATCGGATGAGGTTAGGATCAGCTGTTGCAGATCAGTGAATTGTTATGCAACTACTGACGCTTCACAAAAGGGACATTTTTCTGGTGACACAGTAGTAGTGGTAAATGGCTAATACACAAAAAATTTGCGTTTTCGATTTGGAAACAGATGGTGCTAATCCAGATTTGTGCAGCCCTGTGCAAATAGCTGCGATTATGGTCGATCCATTCAAATTGGAAATAATTAAAAATTCAGAATTCAATATTAACATTAAACCATTAGCAATAGAGAATAATCCTGAATATTCATACGAAGATTCGGATGTATTAGATTTTCATGCAAAGGTTAGAGGCTCTACAAAAGAAAGCGTTTTAGAGTCTTGGAAAACTTATCAAAAGCAAGAACATGGTTGGGGAATGTTCGTATCTTATTTGGATATGTATCATATTCGCAGTCATAGCAAAAAATCATGTTTCTCAGCACCAATTGCTGCTGGATACAATATTAACAGATTTGATTTGCGTATTATAGAAAAATTAAGTACAAAATATAATAATCTTAATAAAGAGGGACGATCATCTTTATTTTATCCAAGAGATGTTATAGATATTATGAACTTAGTTTTTTATTGGTTTGAAGGCAATAATGAGCTTAAAAATTATACTCTTGATAACCTAAGAGATTATCTTGGCATAGATAAGACAGGATCACACGATGCTCTAAAAGATGTTAAAGATACCGCACAAATTTTAATCAGATTTTTAAAATTACATAGAAATATTGCTAACAAAGTTAAGTTTAAATCATCATTCATTGGATAATAGTATTTATAATGGCAGAGACATTTGCATTTGACTGTGGTTGTCGATTCAATATCATTGAAAACAATTCTAATTTTCCAAAAGTAGAGTTTTCTCCAAAAATTTCAAATATTAATTTGGAGTGTATAAAAACATGGGAATTAATATCGTCCGGTAATACAAAGGGATGTTTTCAGTTAGAATCAAGACTTGGTCAAACCATGGCCAGAAAGCTAAAACCACAAAATATACAGCAATTGTCTGGACTTATTAGTATTCTTAGACCAGGATGCTTGGAAGCTATGAGAGATGGAAAAAGCGTATCTAACCACTATATAGATAAAAAAAATGGCCTTGAGTCCATAGACTACTTCCATCCTGCGTTAGAACCAATTCTTAAAGATACATATTCAGAAATGATATATCAAGAACAGGCTATGTCTATAGCCAAAGAGTTGGCTGGTTTTAATTTGAAAGAAGCAGACGATCTTAGAAAGGCTATTGGTAAAAAACAAGCAGACAAAATGGCAAAGGTAAAAGAAAAATTTATACAAGGTGCCAATAAAAAAGGACTTATTAATACAAGTGAAGCAGAGCAAATATTTGAATGGGTCGAAAAAAGTCAAAGATATTTATTTAATGCCAGTCATTCTGTTAGTTATGCTATGAACGCTTATCTGTCTGCCTATGCAAAAGCTCATTTCCCAAAAATCTTTTTTGCTTCTTACCTCAGATTTGCAAAAGACAAGGTAGATCCTCAACAAGAGATTAAGGAGCTGGTGCGTAATGCTGTGGAAATGGATATTAATATTAGCATACCTGATTTTAGAAATCTAAATCCTTTATTTATTCTTAGGGATAAAAAAATATATTTTGGATTAACAGATATAAAAGGAGTGGGACAGTCAGTATATAATAAGATAATTGAATTGACTAAAAATCTAGATGTGAATAACATATCTTGGCTAAAAATCCTATCCCATGTATTATTAAATATAAACTCTACAGCAACTAAGGCTCTAATAAGTTGTGGTGCATTTGATTATTATAAAAAACATAGAACAGAATTACTATTTGAATATGATATATGTAGTAAATTAACGAAAAAAGAATTATCTGAATTTATCAACTATATTGACTCAAATGACAAAGCCAATATAATTAATGCATTAAAACATATATTAGAAAATATAAAACTAACTAAAAATAGAAGAGAAACTATTGAGAATTGTATATACTTATTGTGCAATCCTCCATATTCATTAACAGATAAAATAGAATGGCTTGCAGATTCTGAGAATAGCCTATTAGGAGCAAATATAACGTGCTCAAAATTAGATATATACGATGTTGGATCAGCAAACTGTAATTGCAAAACTTTTAAAACATCCTTATTAAAAGATGATATTATCATTGTTGGTGAAATTGCTAATATAAATATTACAAAAACTAAAACAGGTAAAAATCCAGGATTAGAAATGGCATTTCTAACCATAGAAGATCAATATGGCAGTGTTGATACTGTTGTATTTTTTCCAGAAGCATTTAGTAAATATAAGACTCATTTATTTATCGATAATATTTTAGTATTTATTGGAAATAAAAGCAAGTCCAAAGATGGTTTGATTGTTGAAAAATGTTTTATTCCGTCATCTTGACATATACGTGTGGTCAGGATATAATAGTTAGATTGAGGTTTTTATAAACAAGGAGTTGATTATGAATATAACTTTGCTAAAAGGTAATCTTGCTAGAGATCCAGAACTAAGAACAGTGAATACTGGAGGCAAACAAACCTCTGTAGTTAATTTTACAGTTGCTGTTTCCAGGGATTATACTAAGGCTAATGGTGAAAAGGATAAGATTACATCTTTTATTAATTGCGAGGCTTGGGACAGTGGTGCTGAGATGATTTCAGAATCCTTTAAAAAGGGAGATTTAGTAATGGTCGAAGGATCATTAAGAAATGATTCTTGGGAAAAGGATGGAGTTAAGCATAGCAGTCTGAAGGTCAGAGTAAATAACTTTTCTAAGATTACTAGACTAAGTAAAAACACTAAACAAGAAGCCAGTGAGCCTGTTGCTTTCTAATTTTTAACTATTTATACCATGAAGATGGGGGGTGGCAAAAACACCCCCCGTTTTTATATTATGTCAAAACTAAAAATACTAATGTGTTCAGAAGCCAGTTTTATTAATTCTGGTTTTGGTATATACACTAAAGAACTATTATCAAGATTACATGCTACTCAAAAATATGAGATAGCAGAATTTGCATCTTACGGATTTGTTAATGATCCAAGGGATGTTAATATACATTGGAAATATTATGCCAATGCTGTCAGGGACGATGATTATAGACATAAAGAATATGCCTCCAGAGGAGACAATCAATTCGGCCGATGGAGATTTGAGAAAGTATTGTTGGATTTCAAACCAGATGTTGTTATCGATATAAGAGACTATTGGATGACAGCATATCAAAGAACATCTCCTTTAAGAAAATTCTTTCATTGGATTTTAATGCCAACAGTAGACTCGTGCCCTCAGCAAGAAGAATGGATTGATACTTTTTTAAATGCGAATGCAATATTTACGTATTCGGATTGGGGTGCCGAGGTTCTAAATAAACAATCGTCTGGAAAAATCAATTATATAGATACTGTATCCCCTGGTATTGACTGTGATGTTTTTAAACCCAAAAATAGAAATAAAATTAGAGAAAACTTTGGTATACCACAGGACAGTATTATTATCGGTTCTGTGATGAGAAATCAAAAAAGAAAATTAATACCAGAGTTATTAACTACGTTCAAAAAAGTATTAGATAATCTCAAAGACAATAATCAAGACGATCTGTCTAAAAAATTATTCCTTTATCTACACACAAGCTATCCCGATATGGGATGGGACATTCCAGAACTACTAAGACAATCCGGATTAGCTAATAAGGTATTATTTACATATTTATGCAGAACATGCAAGGACGTGACCAGTTCCAAGTTTCAAGGACCAAACAAAATCTGCACAAAATGTCATAACAAGACATGTAATTTACCATCTGTTACTGACGGAGTAACATCAGAATCTTTAAGTGATATATATAATATGTTTGATTTATATGTACAATATTCTATATGTGAGGGATTCGGGATGCCACAGGTTGAGGCTGGTGCTTGTGGTGTTCCTATTGCAACCGTTAATTATAGTGCGATGTGTGATATTGTGAATAAATTAAATGCATATCCTATTAAGATAAAATCAGAATTTAAAGAACTAGAAACAAAAGCTATTAGAGTATATCCAGATAATGAGGATTTGGCTCAATATATACTTAATTTTATTAAACAACCAGATTCCATTCTTAACAAGAAAAGATTTGAAATACACGAATTAACCCATAAGCATTATGATTGGACAAATATTGCAAAGAAGTGGGAGAGCTATTTGGATAAACTAGATAATTCCGGCTATAGAGCAAATTGGAATAATTCAAATTTCCTAGAGCCAATACACAAGATTCCGGATAGTAACATAACTAATAATTTTGATAACATATTGATGTTGCTTAATAATAACCTAAGAGATATTTCTCTAATCGGCAGTCAAAAAATATTGGAGCTATTGAACAATGCGGACTATGGCTTTATTCAGAATGGGCCAACTAATATAGGGCCGTTTACTTTTAAAGAAGTATATGAATATTTAAAAACTATTGTAGATAATAATAATCAAGCAAAATCGGCACAGGATAGTAATGTATCATTCGATGAAGACTTTATTACTTATTCTAACATGAAAAGAAACTCATAATGAATATTCTTTATATAGGTCCGTATAGACAAAAATCAATGGTCGGCCTCACATCTTTGTTTATATTAATGAACCTTTTGCAAAACAAAAAACATAAGGTATCATCCAGACCTATATATTTGGATAAAGACCCAATTAATCAGGACATAGTACAAGATATTATAAAAGCAGAGCACGGTCAATATGATAGCTATGATGTTATAATTCAGCATGTTACTCTCGATATGTGCGTAAAAATAAACGCTGTTAAAAAAAATATAATTATTCCAATAAATAATGAAGAAATTTTATCAGAGGATGATGTAGAAAAATTAGCTGGATTTGATACTATATTAGTAGATAATAAAACGATATATAACTTGTATAAAGAATACTATTCAAAAATAGCTAATAGGCTAACCACATATGATTATGATTTAGTCATACCTCCCACCCAACTTGCTCAATTTGATGTCAGTCCATTTGGAATAACTAAAAAACTATATTTTATTGGAGACTATCAAAATAACATAAATAATATATATAGTCTTTGTCACGCTTTTATAAAACATTCTGTTAATTGTAGCGATGAGTATAGCCTAATATTATATCTATTTAATATAGATCCAAGTATTAAACAAAATATTACTAATAACATTAATCAAATATATTCATCTTATAAAATTAAATATGCTATCAATAGAATTATAATAGCTCCTATAGACTGTAATTTACAAAATATAATAACGGCTCATAATACAGGATCGGTATTTATTAACATTGGCGACAGTAATTCTAATTCTTTGAACTATAAAATTTGTAATTCGTTAAATAAACAAATAATAAACTTTAATGATACTGATTATATTTTTGAATTTACTCGAAATAATAGAGTAACTGATAAAAAATGTTTAGGAGTATCATGCGGTTCTATAGATACCAAAATAAATAAAGCATTGAATAACAACTGTACAGATCAACCACAACCATTTAAAAAACAACACATTAGCGCCCTCATATGAATAGTCCAGTATTAAATATAGTTAACAGTGTCTTAGATTCACAAATAAATATTCTATATGAACCAGGATCAAGAATATTTGATATTGCCATTAATGACATAGATAACATAAATTGTTTTTTTACTAACGATATATGTCAAAATTATTATTATGATATGTATTTTTCTAATAATATTTTAGCAGTATCTGATAAAAAAATAATCAACGATAAAAATCATATAAAAACTGTAGTAGCAATCCACGATCCCCCTCCCGCATCTTTTAAAAAAGAAGATGTAATAATTTTTCATAATAAGTATAAAGACATATATAAAATTATTTTAGGTCAAGATATAGCGAATTTTTGGGGATTTAAAAAATCAAAAAAAACTTTCATCGTAGACTATGGTATACCAAGAATATCAGAATTAAAAAAGAATCAAACAAAAAATTTATTAATATTTAATTTAGATAATAATCCTCAGATAGATTTATTTTATAAAAATATTAAGGCATCGAGTGTTAATGGAATAGATATTATTACAAAAATAGATCCAAATACTTCCATAAATTATTTAATCTCATTAATTTCTAAATATAAAGTTTGCATGGACTATGGAAACAGAGAAAATATACTATATTCATTGGCCGCAGGAGTGCCGTGCGTAACAACTAAAAATTTCCACTTATCAAATAGTTTGATTATTAAAGTGGAAAACTTCCAAGAAGCCACGGATATGATCAACAAACTTATTAATAATAAATTACCGGAAGAAGAATCAGAAGCATGCTCACAAAAAATCATTAATGATTATGACTATGATAAATTTAAAACACAAATTGTACAAGCCTTATCTGAAATAAAAAGAAATGAGATATTTTATTATGAGTAGAAATTACAATATATTGTATAAAAATTATATAGCAAATAGTAATAATAGAATAAATTTAGACATTAATGAAATCGACACTATAGTTAATCATTCTGCCGATTCTATTTTTTGTTCTTGCCTTAATTATATTGATAAGTCTAAATTTTTAAGCACCATTTCTGTGTTGCTAGAAAAAATTAAACCATCCGGCAAGTTGAATATTGAATGCATTAATCTTAAAAAATATATGAATAATTTTTTACAAAAGAAAATATCTGGTGATGATTTAATGTCTAAAATTAAAAATATTACATCGATAATATCGGAAGAAGATATTTATGTTTCACTCAATAATCAGAATTTTAGAATTATTCAAATCGAATCATCTGATTCTTCTTTATTAGTTTCTATAGAAAGAACAGGCATATAATTAATATGATTCATGGTTTGATATTAGTACCAGAAATTACAAAAGGAATGAAATCACTAGGATCAAAAGCCTTATTGCAAATTAAAAAAAAAATTTCTGTACTTGAATATCAGATAAACTCACTACTAGATATAGATAAAAATATTAAAATCACTGTTTGTTCTGGATTTGAACACGAAAAAATATCGTTTTTATTAAATGATAAATACTCAAATAATGTAAATTATGTATATAACTCAGAATATAAAAATACTAACCAAGGATATTCTATAAAATTATTTTTTGATACCATATACAAAAAACCCAATAATATATTAATACTAAATAATGGAATTATATTAAAGAAAAAATGTTTGAATAAATCAATGCTTGGCAACGAATCTAAAATATTTATCTTAAATAAAAAAAAAGAAGAATTTAAATTAGGTTGTTCATCTTCTAAAAAATTAGAATATATTTTTTATGATTTACCAGAAAGTTGGTCAGAATGTATTTATTTAAACACAATAAGTATAGAGGTTTTACAAAAAATTATCGAACACTCATCAATTAATCAAATGTATCTTTTTGAAATTATAAATCAGGTAATAAGCGATAATAGTATTACTATAGAAAAAGAATACATTGATAAAAAAATGATTATGAAAGTAAACACACCAAAAGACATACTTAAGGCCAGATATTACATATGAAAAAAATATTATTAGTTCAAAATTTTAATACAAAATTTATTAAAAATACAATCTATTCAAACATAGATGATACCACAGTAATAAATACTGATGTAGATAATAATTTATATAAAATATATTATCGTTATAATTTTACACATATTATATTCGCTGCGGCCCTTCTCTCCACAGAGATTATTCAATTTATTTCTGATTTTTCAGAGTCTGTAAAAGTCTTTTTATATCATGATACATTCGTTGATGATGCTGCTAATATTTTATCTGATACTAATATTACACATATAGTAAATGACAATTACACTAATGATAAATACAATATTATTAATATTAATCCATATATAATCAATACAAATTTATTTAATAAAAATAGACAAAGCGATATTCGTAATAATTGTATTATAGGTTTTCTAGATAACTATAATTTTATACCACATAATTTAAATAATTATTTATATCCAAAAACAAAATTGCCAATTAAAATATTTAATGCTGTTAATTCTCCACACCATCAGAACTTAGGACTAGTTAATGATATTGAAAAATCACAATTATTAAAATCTAATAAATATTACTTGTCATTAGATTATGAAAAAGACTACTCTATAGAAGCCCAGGCCTGCGGAGCAATAATTGTAGGACCAGATCAGCTTTCCGATCTAAATAATGTATCTTATACTGATCATCCTGAGATAATGGATCACAAACAATTTATTATAGAAAGAATCCTAGTATGACAGATATTGGCTTTGTTCTATTAAAGATGAATAATGATAAAGTTTATGACGATATTCTACAGACAATAAAAGAGTTTGAAAATAACTATCCAAATAATCAAATAGTAATTTTTAACAGTTACTCCGAAAAAATAAACACATACAATTTACCAATATTGCATTTAAGTCAATCTCAGTTTGTAAAGGGAACTTTGATAATATTCGATTTACCTAGTATTATAGTTACTAATAAATTTCCCAATATTAGCAAAAGAATACTATTTGCCAACAATATTCCATGGCAAAATAATACACAAACTACATATTCAGAATGGCTATCGTTATACAATCAAGACAATTTAGATATTATAACTTCTTCAAAAGAATTATATGATATATACGATATATGCTGGAAAACACCCCTAGGTATTTGTGAAGGATTTAAATATGAAAATGTCAAAAAATTCATACAATAAATTATCAGATGTAGAAAAAAAAGATCTGATAGAAAAATGGTATATTGTTAATAAACTTAGTTTTGCTGATATCGCCATCAAATTTGATACATATGCTAATAAAATACGCAGAGATGCTAAAAAATTTAATCTAGAAATAAGAGATAAATCTAAAGCTCAAAAAAATGCTTTGACCACAGGCAAACACAATCATCCAACAAAAGGGAAGGTTAGATCAGAATCTACAAAACAAAAAATAGGTTTTGGAGTAATGCAGTCGTGGGACGAATTAACAGATAAAGAATTAGAGAACAGAAAGGAAAAAGCAAAATTAAATTGGGAAAAATTAGATAATAATGTAAAAATTAATATGCAACAATCAGCAATAAAAGCGGTGAGAGAAACCAGTAAAACAGGATCCAAATTAGAAAAATTTATACATAAAAAGCTATTAAGCTTAGGATATCAGGTCCAGTTTCATAAAGAACAATCTTTGGTAACTACCAAGTTGCAAATCGATATTTTTCTACCTACTATAAATACGGCCATCGAAGTTGATGGGCCATCGCATTTTGAACCAGTATGGGGCGAAAAAAGCTTAGCAAGAAACATAGGGTACGACCAAAAGAAAGAAGGATTAATCACCGGCAGAGGATGGCACTTAATAAGAATTAAACAGCTAAAAGATTATTCTCCAACAAGAGCATCCGAGGTTATTGCTAAATTGATTCCGATCTTAGAAAGATTATCAAAGGAAACTGTACCACAAAAAATTAATATAGAGGATTAATTATTATGGCTAAAAAGGAAAAGATAGAGAAAATGGAAGAAACTAATAACATTGTGGAAACAAAAAAGATCCCAAATACGACCGATTTGGAATGGACCGATTATGTACTAAGCTTATTATCTGATGATGAAAAAATTAATGGCAATCCTACCACGGACGGATTAAGAAGAATATTTGAAATAGCATTAAATTGCAGAGTAGTAGCCTCAACCTCAAATGTTGTACAGTCTCCTGATCCAAACAATGAAAAAAGGGCAACTGTGGTTCATACGCTATGTTATTATTTAAACGATTCGACTCCTGAGACCACTCATTTAAATATGATAACTGTGGATGGCGCAGCGGACGTTTATTGGGGTAATTGTGATAAGGTTTATAGGAACCATCCGGTGGCCGTGGCAGAAACAAGAGCAGAAGGAAGATCTTTACGAAGAGCACTTAAGCTCAGAAAAGTTGTGGCTGCTGAAGAATTGGCCAAAGATATTGAAGATAATCCAGATAATGCTAGTGTCTCTAAAATTAGTAATAATCAGATTAATTTTATTGACGTTATGGCCCAAAGACTTAATATAAGTGTGGTTAAACTATTTAAAAATAATCAATTGCCCGCAGATAATGTTTATTCTATGTCTCATGATGATGCTGTTAATATAATTAGATTATTATCTAAATATCAACAGAATATATCAGAGATTTCGGATGATATTATGGGTTACTCTAGTGACTGGAAATAAATATGAAAGTTTTATATAAAGCGAGTGACAAGCTAACATTTGAACTAGAAGGCTCTGGACAAAAAGAAATTTTTAAAGAGCTAGCGCTAATACAGGAAATTTTTGCAGAAGAAAAGTGTGGATTGTGTGGAAGTCATAATTTACGATTCATTGTTAGGAACGTAGAAGGAAATGATTATTATGAAATTCGCTGCGCAGATTGTGGTGCTATCTTAGCATTTGGCCAACATAAAAAGGGCGGAACACTATTTCCAAAACGCAAAGATGACGAAGGAAATAATTTACCGAATAAAGGTTGGCACAAGTGGACAGCGAAAGCTTAGTCCTCTTTAGTCCACTTTAATTCGGGACATTCTTGATCCTTAAAAAATAGTTTATTCATATAATTTAAATTTCGAGTAATAATACAGTCGCATTTAGTACATGTGTTGTTATTAAAAAACTCGCAAGTATTACATATAGAATATCTTTTTTCTACCTGATTATTAGTGCATAAATTATCCACCCCAGATGGTTTATGAATCATGCACGGGAATACGGGGGGATATCCGTCCTCTGTGGTTATTCTTAATCCACAATTCGAGCATTGATACTCATTATTATATAAATTAATAAAATTACACAGTACCATATGAGCTATCATATTCAAAGGGTATTAATTCCCATGAGAATCCAGGCACCATAGAATCTGTTTTATTTTCTATTCTATCAACGCTGCCAAAAAAAGATCTAAAAATCATTTCATTTTGTAATTTGAAAAAGTCTGGCAATGGAGCATATTGCAACTGATTATTCTCTATGCTAAGAGCATGCCATAAATAAAAGCTATTATTTAGCGGCCCGTCTCCACCAACGAATTCATTGGGTAGAAGTGGAGAATTTCCTACTTGTCTATAGTTATCCATTATTCCGGCACGATATATTGTTGTTAGCCTATCTGTATTGCGCAATATTCTTGGTATTTTTTTTACCATTACAGATATATTGTTTTCATCAAATAAATTTATAGTTGCTGCTATGGTAATTGGTTTTCCAGTTCTTGCGTTATCTTGTAGTAGGCCAAGTCCTCCAATACTACCATTACTACCATTACAAGGTGCCATACCCGGTAAGTCAACAGTATCAATAGTTTCGGCAAAAGGGGTTGTATAAGTTTGTACTGGTATCTTATACGTTTCTTTTGCTATAATGGTTATTTCTTCGTTTGGTAGTGCGTCTTGTAATCCATTACGATGAAAAGTTTGGTCCCCATTAATATTAAAAGTTCTTTCTCTTACCACCTCTCTCCAAGAACTAATCGCTGATCCATATTCAGATTGTATTCTGTTTATTTCCTGATTAACAAATGTTTCATCGACAGTATAAGTATACTCCTGGCCCTCATTTGTTGGACCATTATTCTTAAAGGTCATATTTTCTCCTCGGATATCCGATGGAGCTTGAGAATTACAAACATTATCATTAGCGTTCCTCGCCTGAAACAAACCATAATTTGCAACTGTGCACTTATAGACAGTTTTTACCAACACTTTTGGATTGGCTTCATAGTCTGGAAAACATCCTTGATTAGGATCTAAATTAATCCAGTAATGATCTTCGTTTAATTTTTTATATTCTATAGATATAGGTCCAGTACCAGATATTACTGGTCCATATTTTGGTAAAACATCGGTATTAATTTTTAATGGATGAGCATCTGGTAAACTTGATCTTAAAGTAGGGATATTATTTATTAATACTGTTTGACTTCTTATGAGATCGGCAATATCGTACTCCTCCTGGTATAGCTGTTCCATTTTATTAAAAGTATTTTTTTTATGACAGCTTGTAAATGATGTAGCAGTTCTAGAATAACAAGATCCAGAATCATCAGGCAACGAATTATAATGTTGCACAATATATTTTAGATTATCAGATGCTAAAATAGTAGATGTTCGATCAGGCTTCCCAACAATACTATCTAATGATGTTTGTATACCAGTATTTGTAATCAGATTGAACCTGTCTTTTAATGTTGTTAATTCAGAGCTGGTAATGCTTCGAATTGGTATATGATTATAATAATCTCCCTCTACTTCTAGTACGCCGCTCTGAACTCCAGTGGGCAAGGTTTGATTATAGTATGTACGAATAATAGATATATTTTTAGGCATATCATTATATGCTGATGATAAATTAAGATTTTCAAATATTGCCTGTTCTTTTTCTCCTGATGCAATAATTACAACTTCTCGATTTAATTCTTCTGTGCGATAAAGCAAACGATTAAGAAATTCATCTTTACTATATGAATATCCATAGGTTTTGCTTGCAGCCCATGTTGGAGACGGGGTGAGATTATTCAAACTTTCGTTAGTAGTCCCAGTATTCACTGGTTGAAATAATGTGATTTTAGCATTTTTAATTTTATCATTTTCATGATTATTCAATATTTCTGAAATATTTTTTAATTTATTATTATGAATATTATTAGACAATACATTCTTTTCTAAAAATATTGAAGCATCACCATATGATCCTATGGAATTACATGTAGATTGCAAATCAACAGTATCATTTATCACTTTACTAGCATCATTCAACCCCCATATATTATATTTTCGTTTGACTTTGTCTTGAATTGTTGTTTCATTTTTATAAACAAAAAATATAGTATCATTATCGTTAGGGCACATGGTATTATAGCCAGGCTGTATAGGACTGGACATTACAAACACTGAATTATAACTATTATTCTGGAATATTAAAGCTTTTTTAAGTATTGTATTAGAGACTGTCGCTGTTCCTGACATTAGAATAACAGAATCATTATAACCAAAAATATCATATGGTATTCTTCCCGACATGGCTATCATTTTGTTGCCACTTATATCGACACCAATAATATTATTATGCCAAAATTGATCTGTGGAAAGACCAAAAGATAAAACTGCATTTTGACTTATATATAAATTAGCTTTATTAAGATTTTCAAATTTATTATTAGTATTATTAGCATTTGTAATTAGTTTAGCGGTTTGACCAGCTAGATATAGACCGCTATTAACTATATCATATAAAATATCTCCACTATTAACAACTGTATTATTATAAGAATTAGGGGGATTTAAAGCAGTACCATCAGAAACCCCCGATATATTTTTAATAAATTTTGGATCTATTAATTCTTTATATGATGTAATTTTTTTATATTCAAATTTTCCAAAATCGTTATGTTTAGATAATCTAATAAATTTATATTGATTATTTTTTAATATTGGAGTATTATGGTATTTAAAAATACTTGCTTCCGCAGTGTGCCATAAAGAAGTAGGTGTTTTAAAATTTAGTAGAATTTTTTCGGCAGACCCGAATGGGTATTTTTTATAACTGGGTATCCATACGTCTCTAACTTCATTTTGTAATGTTTGACTATATGATGATTCTCTTAAAAATGATATTATCGCCCCGTAAGCTGCATCATTATTTATTCCCGCAATGCCTGCTAAGACACCAACGGCGCCCATGCCCCCCATTGCTCCAGCAGCAGCAAGAGAAGTCATTATAGCAAGAATGGCCCAGCTGGGAAATTCTGGGGGCTTTTGCATAGTTATTGATCCAGTAGGGTCATTGTCTGGACTAGAGCATATATTTTCATCCGATATGCAACAGTGCGGGGCATTATAGTTAGCCAATGGCAATAAGTGTTTATATTTAGTTAAATCTGCAATAAAACTATGTCCATTGTATATTAAACCTTTTTTATAATCTATTAATGACAAAACGTCATTACTTCCATAGGATGTTAAACTAGGTTTAGTTTCTGGTATAAAGTCTCTTTCTTTTTCGGTATGTAGTATCAGCTCCCAACTACATAAAGAGTTTGATATTAAACTAGATTTTGGTATATTTTTTACAGTTTCAAATTCCGATAAATATTGAGCATTAATTGTATTATCTAGCGGTGTCATATCATCTTCTTCATCTAATACCATTATATTTAATCTAAATCTTGTTTCACCATCTAACGAACCCGAAGGACACGATGATGTGGAAATGTTTCTAAACAAAGAATCTGAAACAAATTTATTAAAAGTATTATTACTAATATTCAAATTATTTAATTTTATTATTGAAGAATGCTGGCATGCTTGTCTATCTGAAAACCCTGTAGCTGCTATGGTTGGCAAAACCTCATGGTTATTTTGTAATATATTTTGTTTTGATCTTATGGGATCTAAGAGATAAGAATACTCAGAACCAGATGCGGCACTATAATAGTTGTCAGAGTTGAGCACTTCATATGGAGAGGTATGCTTCGAGGCATGATCTGAAAATTTAATGCTAAAATTATATCCATTATTATATAAGGTTTCTTGATTCAATAAAACTAATTTAAAATTACTATTATCTAATCCAGATACACTATTAAAACTTAATAAATTTTTTAGATAGTCATTTAACCCAGAATTTGCTAAAATATTAATTTTATTCTGATTATATATATAATCTCCAAAAAATACATTTTGATTTATGGTTTGATTAATAAAGTTTTTACTTCTTAATGTTAATGGAGAATCCGTAGCAGATTCTCTAATTTCTTTTTCTTTTGGATCATATTCTACGTCTAACCACACTATAAGATTTTTAGTATTGACATAATTTAAAAAATTTAATTTGACTTCAATATCTTTTATACTTAAATTATTAATTCTTGGGATTCTTTTATTTCTTGATCCATAAGCGCTAGAAAATGGTCCTGTTACCGCAAATTTATAATACGAAGTATCTACTTCCGGTATATATTCAAATTCATCATTAACTACTGAATAATTATTCATACTTTTTAATTCTACATCTTTTGGCCGTCCCTTGTCTAATATTCTATAACCATGATTATTATTAAAATTATGCAAGTCGATATCTGCATAGTTTTTATGTAATTGATTCGCGGAATCTGTTCCTGGGCAGCACTCCCAACGAACCCCATCAGAAATTGATAATGATATTGTGCTAGAAAATATTTTGGGTATTGTCTGATTTGTAGCTATACTTGATTGATTAGATTTTAATCTATCTAGTTTTGGTCCTATGAAACTGAAAGAGTCACGGCCTCCAGGATTAAATTTTAGCACAGGTGATTTATTCGCATTAGCAGAATATATCCATCCGCTGGAAGGATGAAATATTCCTTTAATAAAAGGCATTTTTAAACCAGATCCATCTAATTGTATCGCTTTTTGCATACAAATTAAATTTGGTTGATTTAAAGGATATCCTGTAACATGTGGTAGTATAGTAGGATTGTTGCTAACCAGAGGACTAGGAACATTAGGCAAAGCTATGTTGCCCGATGGTTTGGTTAGACCAGTAACATTTATCCCTATAGAATCCAAAAAAGATTTACTATATCCACCATAACTTTTAATTGGTGGAGCAAATTTAGTAGACACTTGAGGATAAATATAAAAGTTAAGTTTTCCCTCGTTAGTAGTATCAACACTTTTATATCCGTTCCATTCTGGTCGATATATATATTTTTCTAGCTCAAAACTAGCTTCGGCACCATCTCCACCAGCATACTTATTCTGTCTTAATGTAACATTACGATTTTTTTCTATCGATCCTTGATCCAAATATTTATTGCTTGCTTGTACAGTAATTTTAGGGTAATACATACTCAAACACTGAGAGCACTTAGGATCATCTGTTCTCATTCTTTCAAGATATATACTATAAAGTTTACCTATAGTATTATTTGGTTTATATTGGATACTAAATATTGGACTATTTCGTAACGTAAATGAATTCTGGAAGTCGAAAATACATTCTGATCCCATATTTTTTATCACTGCAACTGTTGTCGTGCCTCGACCCAAATTTCCAAGCGGCCTTCTTACCGCACAATTTGTTTGTATAGGCAGAAAAACCCCAGCAACATTATTAATAGCAATTTTATTAAATTTAATAGTATTACAGAGTATATTATCTTTATCCATGATTAAAGGAGTAGACCATTGATTAATTGCTATAGGATCTACCCAAGATTTGGATTTTGGATCCCAGTATTTACCATATTGTGTACTATTATTTAAATTTTTGCCATCAACAACATAAAATGTTTTGTATTTGATAAAAGAACCAAATGGTGTAGATGCTGTGCATTTGATAGTATATTTTCCGGTGTATTGTGGATAAAACTGAGTTAAATGTCCAAATCCTGTCGCATTTCTGTAGTCTGTGCCTTGCATATTTGTTCCAAAATACCCCGTCCTTCCATCAACCTGTTCCCAAAGAAAAGAAACAGACTGCTCCAGATATGATTCTGGCATTCCAACAACATCGCTACGTGGACCACCTGTATCGGCACCAAGAGCTCGATCCGTACCGGCCAATATGATAGCTATCAGCTCTATACCATTATCATTATTGTTATAGTTGCGGACTCCTTGTATTCCCTGAAATACTCGACTCTGTAAAGGAGGAGACCCATCCTCACCATCGTTATATAAATTAGATATATGACTAGCATAAGGATCAGCAGAAAGTTTTGTTTGAGCATTTAGATCAACTTGGGCATAATAGATATTATCCTCATTATTTAATGCCATATTGCCTTGTACTTCTGGATGATACTCCATATTATCTTCTCTATATTCTCTTTGAACATATCCTGTATATGAAATATATGGTTTAAAAACAGAAGAAAAATTACCAGCATTAAAAGATGGTCTTGCAGTATTATATAAAGGTATTTCTTTCAATAATGATGCGTCATTAGTGTTCGTGATATTTATTAAATTCTGTCGTGTATCAAATACTGTAGAAATAACAGTATTATCAAATGTTATAGTCTGATTATTATATACTGTTAGACTATTAAAAGGATCAATTGGACCAGATAATGCTTTATCACAATAATACTCGATATTTTGAAATATGGATATTGCACGGTTATCAACTTTTAACTTATCGGTTTTTACTGTAAAGGTAGTATCAGTAGTGATATTAGCATAAGATCCATATTTTTGAAATAATTTATAGAATAGATCATTTTTATTTCTAATTACATTATTATGAATTGTATTTTTAGAAAATTTTGTATCTAAATATAATGAATCATTAGGAATAGTAGAAATAGTTTTTTGTAATTGTGTGCTAATATTTATCAATAATGTGTTTAATAGGGCCTGTGATGCGGCCGCGTTAGCGAATGCTGTCGTGTTGACATATTGTGCTATAAGATTTCTTATAGGCGTAGTATCTAGAGCTTTAATAGAGAATTCAGTAATAAACGGACTAGTACTTAGCACATGAGCCAGCGAACGATATAATCTAGATTTTCTTAAATTCTTTGGTTTGATATTTCTTTCTTCGTCTAGTGTTATAATTCTATATATTAAATTATAGCTTTTGTATAATGAAGATGATATGTAAGATTTAGGAGGTATATTATTGGTTGAAGAAAGCGCCACATCTTCTGTGTTATCATAATAAAAAAAACAATCTCCATTCGATATCCAAAAGGTAGGGTTTAAATTATTATCTTTGGTAGTTGTTTCTGTATCTTTTTCTTTATGTGCTAACTTAAAAGTTACATTCGATGGTAAAGAAGATACTTCCACTATCGAAGTATTTTTTTCTGCGTTAAATGTCCAAACATCATTTTGAAAAATCTTACTAGGATTAGCAATATCATACAATTTAGTATCATTTAATTTAATATATATTTTATTGGCATCATTTGATGGGGTCAGTCTAGAACCATTAGGAAATTTATCAATAGTTTGCGCTTTACCATCCATAATATTTGGATTATTTGAGAAATTATTGTATCTATACCAACATAAAATTCCATAACATAAATAATATGGCATATTAGAATTATTTATTATCCAATCTATACTCATATTTGCAGTATTAGAAAAAGATTTAAAATTACCAGTAAAGTTATAAAAATTTTCTATCCCCAGTCTACAACTCTTTAGATTAGGATTAGAGTTGTGATAACTTCCATACGATGATAATAACTTTGTACTAATATTAGTATCATTATTGATAAAGATGGGCTGCCAAACATCTAATAAGGTGCTATTAGTAGCCAAAGAATTTAATGTACTATATTTTGATGTTAAGTTGCCAGCAAGACCAGAATCATAATTTAACTGATTTTCAGAGTTCAAGCTGAATGGCAACAGATCATCTGACAATGAGTGCTTAAGAACATTACAGTAATTACTATTATCTAACCATATAGGTTTAAACATTTTATTCGTCCTTTTAACCTAATCTATTATTGTTTTATAGAAGTTAGTGTCCATTTACTGTCTATAAAAGAAAAAACTCCTATTTCATTAATTGGCGTAGCAAATCCAAGCGGATTGACATAATTTACTGTGGATGTTGGAATAACATTACTTCTACGACTGGGAGTATACAACAAATTCAATAACACTTGACTTGAGCTTATAATTTTCCCAGTTGTTGTGATAACAGGTTTACTAACTGGCTCATAAAATCCTGTTTTGGAATTGTATCTGCATAGTAATTTTGTTCCTTTTGGAGCACAATATCCTGTTTTATCTTTAATATATATTAATCTTCTATATCCTTGTAGTAAAGGTTCGCTGCTATATTCTACATCATCAAAGAATCCTCTTGTGGCATATGTTTCATTAAAATCTGGTTGTTTTATTAGATCCTCTTCTAATACAGCATAGATCATTCTATATATATATTTTTGATTGGTTTTTTTAGAAATAAATTCATTTAAAGTGATAATATCATTAGAATTAGTAATAATGTAAGGAGGATCAATTTCTTCTGCCCCTCCTTTTCCTCCAGACCATACTCCTCTTTCTTCATCCCAGAACAAATCAATAGGACCGACCTTCCATAAGTCTGGTCTTTCAGCCCAATTTAGATAAAATTCATCTAATTTAACTTTTTCCGACCATTTACCACCACTAAATTTTTGAGTTTTGCTAATGATACTGCCTTTATATCCAACAAATGGTCCATCGGCACCAGGATCGGTTCCTCCATCAGCATCATAATTATCCTTAATCTCAAAGGTAGTAACTTGAGTGTCTTCTTTAAATGTGGAAGGCAAAAAAGTTAGTTCCTCTTGATTTATAGTTTTAACATAATCAGCACTATTATATGTAAATTGCTGACCAACAGTAAGATCTTTATAAGCTTTGCTTGTTCCATTAACTTTGATTAATTGAAATCTTTTGGGTCTGCCGTATAGATCAACGGCCACAGGCTCATCAGCAGCATTAGGCACAGGATATCCATCAGCATCGTATCCCCAAGAATGTAATACTAACGGACCTCTTAATCCAAAAAACCTTTGATTATTTTCGTGTAAGATTGTATTTGAAGCATCTCCTCTTTTTTGTCTTTGAGTATATAATCCAGTATCTTTACTATAATAATCTAAATTATAAGTACCAGCCTTATTAATATTTTTGCTAATTTCTAAAGCATATCCTTGTTTGTTTGGAGGAACTGATCCTCTACCAACAATTTCTATAGAATGTCGTAATCTGTCTCTGAATACTCGTCCCCCAGGAACTGAAGACGTTAAATCATCATGTTTTTTTTGTGGATGAACACCACTATAATTCTGGACATTGGCATTTTTAAATTCTCCATGAGGAACCACTATAGGATTAAGAGTAATAAGATTGATAGGAATATCTTCGTTGCTTCCAGCAGAAAGTTTAGCATTAAGTCTATTAGACGCATCCGTACATTTATCACATGCTACATTTATATTTTTATCCACAACTGGCGCACCAGCGGAATTATATTTAGATATTTTAAATTTTCTAACCTTAGTACCTTTGCAAAATGGACACGATCCAGTGTTGTGTAAAGAATAAGCGAAGGTTGAATTTTTAAATGTAGGATAAAAAGATATCGGAGATAACAATCCATCCAAACTCATTGCTGATTGCATTCCATAATCTTTTTGTAACTGATTTTCTACTTCTTTTCTTTCAAATAATCCAACAGTTGTTGTTATTCTTCCAATATTCTTTAGTAATGGAGGAGATGTACCAACAGACAATGCAAAATTACCAGCATTACTATCCAAACCAGGATCTCCGCTAGATTTTGTGATTTTCCATGCTGTTGGAGTATTTATTCTTGTTGCGAGAGTATTAAGGGTTGGACTATTAGCATAAGAGAAATCCTCTATATAGTCTGGTGTTCTAGCGGGCTCATGAATTAATGGCGAGGCTTGACCTATTAATACCGTTGTGGGACTCCATCCATATAATTTAGATGCAAAATCAGCGCTACCAAATTGAGTTTGATTTAATCTTTCTTGTAGTAGATTCTCTCTTTCTTTATTCATCATATCGCTAACGTCTTGACGAACTTTAGCTATTTGTTTTCCTCTATATAAATTAGCTCTATTGATTTTCTTTATTCTATCAGTTTCTATTTTATTAAAAGCTCCTAATTTTCTAGTATATGTTCTAAAAGTATAAGTACATGATATACCTTGCTCTCCAACACTAGTTTGTATGGATGTGACAATTGGTCCTTCAACAAAATTAGGCCTTTGTCTTAGGTCTAGAAGTTTATATTTGTAATCAACAGCATTGTCAACACTATTAGGATATGATATATACTGAACACCAGGGATATAATTTAAATTTACTGGTGCAATTGTTGCTGCTCCTTTAATATCTTTTCCTGTAACTTCATAAGTTTTAATTTCTGCGGGGAGATATTTGACTCCAGTATTAGCATTGATTATATTAAAATTTCCACCAAGATCCCACAATGGCAATCCTGGCATTTCTAATTGAGCAGTTTCTAAAACCGCTTGATAATTAGCTCGTCCTTCTATCTCATTAAATGCTGCAATATCCATGTAATGCATTCCGCCATAATTCCATGGAACAAATTCTTCATTAAAATCAATATCAACAGATGTGATCAGATTGTCCAAGGCTTGTTTAGCTTTATCTGGAGAAATGACTGTTGTATTCGTTCTGACACAACTAACAAGTGCTCCGTCAGCAAAAGTTTGTTTTATTGTAAAACCTGTTGGGAAAAGTCCGGTTGTTCCAGGAATACATTTACTAAAAGGATAATTTGTCCAAGGTCCATATGTGAATTGATTTGATTTAATCGGTATGCCAGCAAAAAATGGGTGGGCCGCTTTGGGAGCAAGCTCAACATTATTAGCAGTATGATTAGAAGATACTGTATATAATCCCAAAAAATAAGGATTGTCAGTATCAGATATAACAGCAGGACTAATATAGTTATACATAAATCCGATCCAACCCCAGTCCCAACTTGCTTTTGCAGTACTTTTCATATAGATCATCAGATCCTCTGCAGCAACATTTGCTATAACTGTTCTATTCGGATCTTTGGCATTTTCTTCGCTAGTCATATTGATATTAACGCCAGGAGAGTCAATTAATATTCTAGGATCTCGTGGAACCCAATTTTGCCCCACTATATTTTGTGGATTTAAAAATGCAAAATTTTCATCAACTGTGGTGGAAAGAAACAGTTTCGATCTTGGCAAAACCACGCCCGTATCTTTGATTTCCTTATTCCAAGCATCATAAGATGAAACATTAGTAGTCAAATTAAGTCTGGTAGATATGGCGCCGTCTCCAAACATTTTTGCCAAAACAGCAGCTGGAGACGCTTGGTATTTTTGATCTATCACAACATAGTCTTCTGAATTTAAAGAAGAATAATCTATAGATGGAAATGTATACTTATCTGTACAATTTGTATTTTTTGCTTCGAATAATGTTAGCCAGTTATTATAGCTAAAATAAGGATTAGCTTCTACGGTCTTCAGTTCGTTTGTAGTATTATCAGCATTAGCGGCCAAACACTTTGCTTGTCTAACATAATCATAGTTATAATTGTTATTATATCCTAATATGGGTTTAATCTTTCCTTGATCATCAGACAAAGTCATCCATTCTAAACCGCCAACAGTAAAAGCATCGTCAATAATATTGCCATATTCTTCCCATGCTCCGTCATTAGTTGGTTCGTAGTTATATTTTAATCTGCCACCTCCAGCAAACACATATCCATAACCAGTTCTTGTTGGAAATGCTACTCCTGCAGATTCGTAATCTTTATAGCCACCAACAGAATCAGCATAAACCATATATTTTTTGCCATAATATTTAGCAACTTGTGTAATAAATTGATGTATTAGTTTTAAATCTTGTAATGCCTTTTCTTGAATATATTGACTACCATCAGTTTTGTCAGGATGGTATATTGTTGGATATAAATCGTCTCCTCCAATATTAGATCCTAAAAGTTTCCAATACCAATCTGTTTCTTCGTATGCTATTTTTTGAGCCTCTGCTAAAGGAATAGTAGAGTTATTGATCTTGAGTTGATTTCTTGTGCTAATATAATATGCTCGTCTAACCATTTCTATAATATCTGGTTTGTACGTTTTTGCTAAAGAATATACAAGAAAATTATCAAATCCGGCTAACGCTGCTCTAATTTCACTCTCTGTTAACACAAAATATTCAACAGGATCGTATGCGGTCACGAACCCAGCATTATCAATAACACTATTAGCAGTAGGAGCTGTGGGAGTAAATGTATAAGGCATATTAAAAGTATAATTGCCACCAGCATTAGGCAGGGAATTGGCTTCTAAATAAAGTCTTGTGAGTGGAAGATTTAATTTTGGCAATTCTGACGTTCTTATTATTACTGCCAATTGTCCTGTCCAGGAATCAAACCATACTGGTCTTATTTGTCTAGTTTCATTAACAGCATCTTTATCGGTTCCTATTTTTACTCCTATTCTATTATCATTAACAAAACCAAAGAACGGACATATTGCATCTAAAAATAATGGTATCCATCTGCCGCTATTTGCTATAGTAACATTATGACTAATTTTAAAAGAATTAAGATAATTACCATTACTAACACTAAGAGTACTATTTAATTCGTTGGTTTTCCAATTCGTATCTTCCGTATTAAATGGATTTGTTATTACCATTTCATTCTGATCATTTATAATCTGAACAAAACTTTGAGCCAATTGATTACTAGTGCCTATATAATCATTTAGTAGTTTATTGCGTGTTGATGTAAAATTTGGAAATCTAACTTTACCATGTCCATATTGCTTATCAAGAGGAGCAGCTGGTGGGGTGTTTACATTTGTTTCGGTTATAGGATTTTGCAAACTAAAGTAATTAACAAACTCTTTGGTGCGAGGATTCATTACAAAATTATTTTGACTATATGCTAATCTATAGCTTTTGACTTGGTACAATCGCTGTTGTTGTCCTCCAACTAATAAACATCGACTAGGAGTATCATTTTTTTCTTTTCCAAAAGAATGAGAAGATATTTGATATCCGTCGCACTCTAAACTTTTGATAGTATTTTCTATTACTGATGGATGAGGTTGTTTTAATCGTGATATGGTTTTAACTTTAATAACATTATACAACCGAGAAGCATAGATTATAGGATCCATTTCTACATTAAAATCATGACCAGACTGTTCTCCTATAATATTTAAAAATTCAGTTATACTTAATGAGGGCTCATTAATTCTGAAACTATCCGGAAATCTTTTAATTGTTCTATTAGTATCAGTCCAATAAACATCACTTAGATCTAATATGAATTGACATCTAGTATCATTATTAGTAACCATATGTCTCAAATCTTGAGCATAAACTATACCAAAAGTATTACAGGATGTAGCGTCATAAATATTGGCAATAGGAGACTCTTGTTGCATCCTTTTTGATATGATACGACCAAAAGGAGAAAATGCCCTTTTTGTAGCATAGTCACCACGATTGGCTCCGATAGAATCTAATTTAAAACCACTATCATGTATTGTTGAAGTCAAAGCCATTAATGCTTGCAATATAAGATTAACACTAATTCCAGATTCATTTCTATAAGCCCCACCAAAACTGTTAAATCCAAAAGATTCTAAAAAGCCATAAATATTAAAAATATTTGGCATAGCACCTTCGTATAGTTTCGTTTGATTAAAGTCTATTCCTCTAGATAGTAAATAATTTCCAGGAGCACCATAGGCTACCGTAGCTGGTGGTGGTAACTTTTTCCCAAAAATTGATCCTCCATAATTATTTAAAACCATCATACAGGAATTGAGTATTGACTGTGGCCCATTAACTATAACAGTAAATCGTCTTCCTGAGCTACTAGTGTCTCTTGTCCACGACTGAACAAATCCTCCAAATGTAAAATTACCCATTTTGAAATAAACAGGAACATCAATAATATCATATCTATAATTTGGATGCGCTGTATCTGTTGGGCCCGGCATGTCTACTGTTCCGTCGGGCTTGATTCTTGTTTTGTGTCCTATGAATCCCGGATCGGGTCTTTTCCAATATCTTGACTGCAACCCAGTATCACTTAATTGATAATATACTTTTCCTTTTACTATTCTGTTATCTACTGGAGTACTTGTTGATGCGTTTTGTCCAGTGTATCTATCCACAAAACAACCTATTCCGGTACAAGTGTCAAAATGACCAACACTGGCATCATCAGAACCGTGAAACTGCATATAGTTGGATCCGTCTGAATCTTTTCTAGGCACATTATCAGTATCACAAAGCCATGATAATTCGTCTTCTATAAGATTAACAGTTAATTGAGATGGTTGAGTTCCCCATCCCATATTTGTAGAAAAACTTGATACACTAGCTCCTAAGAATAGTGTTTGAGCAATAGGTTTATCTGTTCCTGAGCACGGTACTGTTGGCATATATTAATGATCCAGGTAAGATTTGGCTGATGTACATTGTTGATAAACCCAACCAACTGTTCTAACGTATCTTCCACTATTTGGTTCCCATTGTTGAGTGTCCTGAGAAAGATAAGCTTGGCCCGCCATATTTGTTCTGGTAGCGGCACTTCCAAATATATTAGCTATTCTATCTCCAAATGGTTTGAATCCTTCTATCATTCCTGACACGGTTTTGTATATTGTTCCACCAGTATACAAAGGACAATCAGAATGAGTAATAAAAAAACCATTCATGCTAGTTGGAGGAACAACCCCAAGCTCTATGGTAATTGTTTTTCTAGCAGATGTTGTGGTGTTTAGAGACTGTAACACAGGACCAAGGGCTCTTCCTAATACGAAAGCTTCTCCAATAACAGCAGTTGGCCCAGTATCTTCCATTGATACATTTTCGTATAATACTCCACTAATAATAGTAAATTTATTATTGAATTGATAGTTATAAGATATTGATCCTCTTTTAACATTATGTGTTTCAGATGTTGATATTGGTATGATATTTAATACATTATGTTTAGAATAAATAGGATTATTTGGTGGTTGAGGAGGATTGGTAGGTGTTCCAACATATCCTTTAGTTCTATCGTCTTTGGAATTCATGCCTATGCAGGCTCTACGATATAAATATGGCTTAACATCATATATCCATCCACTCAATGCATTTGCATATTTGCTAGCTTTTATTTTTGCATAACTAGAAGCGGTATTTGCTGTTTGACTAGATTCTATACTTGGAGCGGGAGAGAAGGACTTATCTGTTAAGAGTCCTGTTCCTATGCCCGTCAAATCCAATTTAATCGGATTTCCACTGTCTTTAACATAAGGAGTTCCAGTTATACTAGGATTAGCAATATTTAATCCTCTAATTTCTCCCTGTACACTAACAGTATGGATATATTTATCATCAGTTGAAGTTTCTATAGTATAATCTTCTATAAATGATATTCCTGTTGGCATTCCTAGCCAAGTGTCTGTTATTTCATATTTCCCAGCATGGATATCAAAATTTACAACTCTTAAATGATTATATAGATATCCTGAACCTCCCATAGGGGTCCAGATAGTATTAGGAGAAGAAAACACAGAACTGGCTCTTCCTTCTACCCATTTTTTGGCCTCGTAGAAAGCAGAAACGGCTAATGCAGGATACATATTGAGAGGAATAGTGGACCCAATAGGATTACAAGATCCTGTTCCAGAAGGTATACCAACGGCACTAATTGTGCGAGACACTTTAAATTGCGGTATGCTGCGATAAGGTAGCTCATAACTAGCTGTTGGAGTTGCTCCCCTTGGTTGTGCGGGACCTCCCCCTCCTGCCGTAGCTGCCTGTTTAATTTTTGGATTATCATATTCAACCTTATGGGTTATAGGTATTTTATCATCAGCATAAACATAGTCTTCTAATGGTTCAATATTCCAGTTATCGCTATACGATTTTACATACCATCCGCTATATCCTGGTTCAAGATATTCTAGTTTTGCTACATACTCTGCGGTATTTACCCAATTATCACTTGTTTGATTAAAATCCAAACTAACAAATCTGACTCCGCTAGCACTATATATTTCAGAACTGTCACAGGTTATCCTGAAGAGCCCGCAAGAATCTGGTTTAAAAATATTTTTAAGTTGTTTTATACCTTCCATTACATTTTTAATACCACTATTTTTTACAACTTTACCCATAACTGTAATGGTATTATTAATAACCATTGGCTCCCCAATATCATTTCTTTCAACGTTAGAGGAAAGCTCAACCATAGGAGTTGGTCCAGCAGCTTTGTGTATTCCGCTGCCATTAAAATATACAATAACTGATCTGTCGTCTGGTGCGGACGGACTCTGTATAAATACTTGGTTATCTTCACTAATTTTATTATTTAATATATCCAAAGAATAAACCATATTTGTCCTTTCGACCCTTTAAGCTACTGACACCCATATTTCAGGGGATATTGTTCTTTGAGTCCAAGATATTCCATTTGATGATGTAAGAGCAACTGACGATTCATCACCAATCATTATAAATCCATTTTTATAAACTAAATCATTCCAATTAGTCCCATATATTGAATATTCAGTATAAGATACTCCATTATTTGTTGAAACAGCAACATATCCACTGTTACTAAATATAACAATATTACCATTGCCATACACTGCTTTTTTCCATACTCTCGAATTGGGCAAAAGATTACTGCTTGTCCAATTAACTCCATTAGAAGAAGTTAAAACTGTACTCGAATCTGATGCTACGGCAATAAACTTATTATTTACAAATGATAAGCTTTGCCAATCTTGGCTGGTGCCAACAGACACCTGAGTCCAATTAACACCATCAGAACTGGTTGCGGCCACATCAGATTGTGAAGCTAGTATAACATACACACCATTCCCATAGGCTACACCGGCCCAATTTGAAACTATAGGAAAAGTAATTTCAGACCAATTTGTTCCATTAGAGGATATTACTCCAACAGATGATGATAGTGGCAATATGATATATTTATTATTGCCAAAAAATATTTTAGTACATAAATTATTAAAATTGCTTAATAACTGTCCAGTAGAATTTGTTCCATTAGCAGATATATAGGATGTGGTCCATGATGCTCCGTCAGTTGATTTATTTAATTTATTACTATCATAAGCACACGCCACATATTGATTAGCTCCATATGTTATACTTGTCCAATTTAAATTGTCAGCCATAGTATGATCAGTCCATGATTGTCCATTATTTGCACTTACCGTTGCCGAATTGCCTAGTGATACTGCTACGGTTTTATATCCGGTAATATTAGTTGGGGTTGGAGTGGGCGTTAAAGTTTCGGTTGGTGTGGGGGTTAAAGTTTTGGTTGGTGTTGGCGTTAAAGTATCGGTTGGCGTGGGCGTTAAAGTTTCAGTTGGCGTGGGTGTTAAGCTTTCAGTTGGCGTAGGGGTCAAACTTTCAGTCGGAGTTGGTGTTGATGTAGCACTACTTGTAGGAGTAACAGTTGGTGTTTCGGTTGATGTCGGAGTAACAGTTGGTGTTTTGGTTAATGTCGGAGTAACAGTTGGCGTTTCAGTTGCTGTTGGGGTGATAGTTCGTGTGGGTGTTACTGTTTTTGTAGGTGTTTTTGTTGGCGTTCTTGTTGGCGTTGCTGTTTTTGTGGTCGTGGCCGTAGGAGTTTGAGTTTTGGTTGAGGTTGGAGTAAGTGTTGGCGTTTGTGTTGGGGTGGGTGTAGGATTACGGGTTAATCTTGGTAAAACTGTAGAATTCGGTGGCTCGTACAGTATTGCATTTTTTGATAGCAATTTTCCTGTAAAATTATATCCTTTATAATATATTGAAATATTATTATGATTATAAATACCTCCATCATATATCATCTGTCCAATAGGAAGGAGATATCTCGTAGTAGTAACTGTTGGGGTTACTGTATTAGTTGGGGTTGGCGTCGGGGTACTCACCAATAGTCTCCTTGTATTATATCCTTGTTCATAATATTATAGAAAAGAATCACGACTATCGCATTGTGACGATCTTATTTCCCAAAAACCTAGAGAATTTATAGGATATTGAGTTAGCATTGGTCCTGATCTCCATGAGCCAAATATTGACGTAGAATGATAGAATACTGAGGTTCCAGCATTGTTTGTTAATTCCCACCTAGAAGATGTTCCATTATAAAATAATTTATAACTTAAATTGTCTCCTGATTTATAGTATATATTACCCGATCTAATATATTGTCCTGATAATGTATCAAAATTATTAGAAGCATCAACAAAATTACAAGCATAAACAGAAGAGGCTGGTACAGTGGAGGTTGGGGTAATAGTTGTTGTTGTACTGGGAGTAGGCGTGTTTGCTGGTGTTGATGTTCTTGTTGGGGTAGGGGTGGTAGTATTAAACGGAGTTTTAGTAGGAGTGACAGTGCTTCTTGGAGTAGTGGTATTTGTAGGAAGTGGCGTTCTTGGCAATCTAGCAAAACATGAGTTGCTTGATTGCTGACACGTTACTAAATGAGTCTTTTCTTCGACCGTTATAGATCCGTTATTTTGTATCAATTGTGAACTTAATACTACCGCCAAAACACTAGAATATCTTGTAATTGGAACCAATATTGTTTCGGATTCATTAGATGCTATAAAATTAATAGTGCTAATTGGTAAAAAAGCATCATATTTATCTGGCTTAGTAATAGACAGATTAACAGTATACGAATCTCCAATTTGTAAATCATTAAAAGTAATTCTATGTATTTGATTAATAAATCTAGGACCTTCTCCGTATTGATCAGTATCAGCGCAAGAAGGTTGTGAATCTGACTGTGTTGGGTATTTAAAATACCCGCTATACACCGGTCCTGCTGGAAATTTATTTAAACTAAAATAAGCGCTTTTATACCATTCGTGTATATTAGGTAAAAAATATTTTGCGTTTGATGATCTTATCAGACCACTGTTGGCAGATATTCCTCCGTCATAGGACGCTGCTGTAAAATTATAAGCTCCAATATTTGTAATCAAAGAATTATTATCAGAAACCTTATTATGTAACCAATTGCAATATCTTGCTGCCATGGGCCATGTAATAAATACAGCTGGCTTGTCTTGCATATATATTTTAACTGTATATTTTTGACCAGGCTCATTACCAGGTGCATACAAAATACCTCCTCTGTCCGAAGCCATCAAATATGTATATAATATTCCTGTAGAAGAAGTAGCATTCTGGTAATAACCATTATTATAAGAGCTTAACTGAACCTGATCTCCAAAAGGATCAACAGTATTCAAAAAATCTACATAATCTTTATTTGTAATTTGAAAAGTACCAGCCCTATACCCGGTAGCAACGGCTCCAATCGCATAGGTTGTTCCTCCACACATATCTGTAAATTGTGGCAATAATATATTATTGTTATATGTGTCTCTAATTAGAGTAGTTTGGCCAAAGTTAGAGTTAAATTCTGTATTGATACTATACAATGTTTGATTGTCGTAACTATGACCATAAAGTATACTATTGCTATGGTCAAAAGTTGTTTGTAGTGTTCTGCCAACGGCATCACCAGTAATTTTAGCACCGGTAATATAAACAGGATTTTGTCCCGACATAGTTGGTGTCAAATCAAAACAATACAAGAATCCGAACTTCGTTGTTGCGTAAAGATATCCTTTGGTCGAACTGCCAGAAATAGAAATATCTCCAAATTGATTATCATAAAGATTTGGAAGAATAGGAATAGTTGACAATGTAAAAGAAGCCAAACTATTACCACTAACCGCAAGTCCATTATTGGATAGTGAAGTAAAAGATATTTTACTAAGGACTCCCGTAGATTCGGACATGAACCAATATCCACCCGATCCGCTAGCATTATTCCAATATGAAGCATTATATATCGGTTTAGCAATAACATTATTCCAGCCAGAAATACCAGTAATACTAGTTAATAATGGAGTATTATTAATATCATAATTTATTTTTACAGAGTAAAGTCCTGATCCATTGTTTCCTGTAAGTCCAAATGGCAAGGTTCCAGTACCATAATACATAAATATCAAATGATTTGTTTGATTATTATAAGCAATAGCATTACTCCCTGTTGGAAGTGAAAGGCCAGTGCTCATAATTTTTAGAATTTGTTGAGCGTCTGGCTGAATTCTCCATATGTTATTGTCTTTATCAATACCATAAATATTACCTTGTGAGATATTTTGAGATTGATTATTCTGACCAGACACCGTTACAAAGTTTGGTAAATTTAGTGGATTTGTATATGAGAATACTCTGAAACCATTTTCATTAGTTGCATTTAAGCTATTATATAAAGAAGGATCATTTAATCCTGGTCTAGTGTATTGACCATAATTATCACTGCTAATTCCAGAAACATTTGTGGACCAAGATCCTCCGTATGCTATTTTACTAAAAACATAATTGTCATATCCTCCCAAGTATGTTTGTTCCTCGGTCCATTCTAGAACATTACCGCCTTGATCATAGGTTCCCCAAAAACTTGGGTCTCCATTTTGACCAACACTACTAACATTTCCAATAAAATTATTCCACGATACACATTTATTATAATTTGCAGTATTTATTCCTGAAATAGTAGCCATGTAATCCCTTTTATATTATGTTGCACATTCATTTGGTCCGCATTTTAGTCCAAGATAATCATTAGCTTCTATTCCATTATTTTCATTGTATAATCTAAATCTAACAACACCCTCATCGTAATTAACTAAAGATGTATTTGCAATACCCATAATAACTCCTGAGCCATTTTTTGTGAATGTCATATAACCACTAGATGGCTGATTAAAAGTAACATTACTTGTTAATGATGAAAATTCATATTTATATCTATCACTAGAAGATGCTTCTCTAATATTAACAAGCATTAATCTTGTTCCAGAACAGCAAGATCCTAGTTGCAATAGAGGGCCGCCAGATATGGATACTTGAACAGGATTATTGGGTACACAATTATTACATTCTACCTTATAGTCTTTTCCATAAGATATTGATTGTGAGCATCCTGACTGCTGTACGCTAAGATTTACTGAAACAAATTCTGTTTGATTCTTATTATACAAACTATTTGTTCTATATTTTAAGATAACATCTTTAGTGTTCATGGCACATTCGCCACTTGGGAAACAGAAACCAATATCTGTATAGATCACTTTATTGTCTTGTGTTGCAATAAAAGACCCACTTTGTGGACTAACAACTACTGGCCAATTACTATCTAAATAATTAACAGTATATTCATATTTTTCACCAACTAATAATCCTGTAGCTTTGGTTCTTAAGGTATATACTCCCTTAGAGGTGCTATTTAGTGAGATACCGTCATTATTTCCAATAACTGTGCCTCCATCAGTGCTTAAAGGAGGATTATATGTAATCTCTAATCCTCCAATATTATTGGTCATAGTTAATAGCGACGTATTGCTATATACTTTTGATAATCCAGGAACTGCTAGTGGCTCAACCTCAAGAAGAAAATTTACATATTTAGTAAATGCTAATTCGTTGTTTGTTGTTTGGCAAACAGAGTCTAAATCATATGAGAGAACACTACTATTACCATTATTAGGACACAATCCTGTGGACTTACAGAATTGAATAGATGTTGGTATTTCATATCCAGTAGCGTTTCTAATAATTCCACTAGCGGGATATACTATAGATGGCCAATTTGCGTCCAAAGATTTATACTTATATGAATAAACAACATCTGGTAGTAGATTTTTTATTACTGAGGTTATTCTATACGAATCTCGGAAACTTATTCCTCCAGTAGCAGGAATTCCGCTTATTGTTATTTTGGGCAGACAGTCTGCACTATCACATCTTATTGAAAATATATTACTAAATGTTTCTGCTTCTAGTACACTACTATTTAATGCTTTTACTTTTGCTCTGACATTAAATTGTTTACGATTTTCACTGTCAGAAGTATATGTATATGGTAATACGTATAGACTATCACTAGGACACAAACCTGTTGAATAGCAAATATCATAATATATAGTAGCTTCACCAGATGTGTTTGGAGAGACTAGTGTTCCGCTTATAGGATTAACAGTCATGGGCCAGTTGTTCTTAACTGGTTCAAGCACATAAGAATACTCGACACCAGGTACTAAACCATTAAAGTTTAGTTTAATGTTATTATTTTGATTATTCTTTGATGGATTATTAATCAATGATGGTTTAAATTCAGCTGACAAAGGATTCAAGCAACCAGAGCATAAAATTGTTGTTTCATTACTATATATTTTTGGTAATCCTGCAATATTTGGAGTCAATTCTAGTTTTGCTTTACTAACTTTGGATAATAATCCAATGGCATATTGGTTATTGTTAGCCAATGTATAATTCAGCACATTTTTAGAGCTGCTTGGACAAATGCCTGTGGATGCACAAAATGAAGTTTCCACTGGAAGATTAAAAGTTTTACTGCTAATAATGGTGCCACTGATGGGATTTAACATTGTTGGCCAATTACTGTCTAGCCCAATAAACTTATATGTGTACTCGACACCCTCTAAAAGATTTATTCCTGACATGGAAAACTTTACAGGATTAATATCTGTAACGACGATTGTGTCCGGTAATACTACTTCTGGTTCTGGCAAGCACCCAGAGCAGATAATAGCTGTTTCATTACTATAAACTGTTGGTAGTCCAGCTGTGTTTGGTATTAATTCTAATTTAACTTTGCTAGTTTTGGATAGTAAATTAAATTTATATTGATTTTCATTAGCAAGTGTATAATCCAAAACATTCTTAGAGCCATTGGAGCAAACTCCTGTTGATACGCAGAATGAGGCTTCTATTGGTATGTGTACACTTGTACTACTAATAATATTACCACTAATAGGATTCAATACTGTTGGCCAATTACTATCTAATCCAACAAATCTATATCTATATTCCACTCCGTCTAATAGGTTTGTTCCTGATATGAAAAATTTCTTTGGATTATTATCGCTGATAACGATAGTATCAGGCAATGTGATCTCTGGATCTGGTAAACAGCCTGAGCATCTTATCAGTGACTCATTACTATAGACTATTGGTAAATCATCATCAACTGGATCAAACTGCACTTGAAATTTACTAGATTTTTGTAATGAACTTAAAGTAAATTGATTATATGATGTTGATATATTATATGATAATATATTTTTATTACCATCTGGACAAATGCCAGTAGATGCACAAAAAGATATCGATACTGGTATGTTGCATGTGGAGCTTTTTGCTATACTGCCACTAGCCGGATTAACAATAGTGGGCCAATTGCTATCAAGGGATAATAATTTATATTTGTATTCTGTATTCGGTGACAGATTAGCCCCACTTATATTTATAGTGGCAAAATTGTTGAGTCCTATAGCAACTTCTTTTGGAACAGTTATAGTTGGGGTCTGGATACATTCGCTGCATTTAATCATAGCCTCATTGCTATATACTGTTGCTAAATCATTATTTGATGGTAATACTGGATCGATTTCCAATCTAATTTTGGCAAATTTATTCAAAGAACCAAAGTTAAATTGCTTGCTAGATCCTGCTGTATATGACAATATATTTGGAGATCCGTTTGGACAAACGCCAGTATTTTGGCAGAAAGATGCTGAGACAGATAGTGTGTGTTCGCTAGCTGAACTAATGACTCCGCTTATGGGACTTATACTTACTGGCCAATTACTATCTAAGCTAACAAATTTATATCTGTACTCGGAAGTTGGTGAAAGATTATCAATTCTAACATTAAATAGTTTTTCGTTATCACTATCTACTATCACATTTGGCAATACCGCGGATGGCATAGGTATACAATCATTACAGGTAACGATATAGGCATTACTGTTAACTGATGGAATATCATATCCCACAGCACTGATTTCCGCCTTAAATCTTGCAATTTTATTATTGCAGTTTGCTGCTGCTGTATACGGCAGGATATTAGCACACCCATTTGGACAAAGTCCTGTGGACTGACACAAAGTAACAGACGCTGGTATAGTATAGGTTGCTCCTCCTGTATTATTTCTAATTATGCTGCCACTAAGAGGATTGATAACTGCTGGCCAATTGCTATCGATATTTTTAAAAACATACTGGTATTCGATTCCAGGAACCATATTATCTATTTGAAGGTCAAAATCTACATAGTTTCCGTCCCCAAAAGACAATGCTGTACTCAATGGTAATCTAGCCTTGAGTAATGGTAGGCAATCATTGCACACGGCAACAATGTCGTTGCTGTAAGCAACAGGAGTAGCATAAGCAACTTGATTCAAAGACATCTTGAATCTAGATTGTTTTTTGATGGAATTAAGTGCAACACTTGATGATCTTAGGTTTGTATATGGCATAACTCCAGCACTACCACTTGGACATAATCCTGTAGCAGTACAAAATGTTGCAACAACGGGCAGCTTCATCGAATCTGAGGTAGCAACAACACTACCAGATTGTGGAGATAATATTAGAGGCCAATTCCCATCAAGACCAGCAAAAGAATAATTATACTGTTCTCCAACAACAAGATTATTAATAGTTACTTCAAATTCGTTACCGGAATGATTACTTCCTATATTAACGAAATTAGGCGAAAGTATTTGTATAGCCGGAATGCAATCCAGGCAAGTTGCAGAAAAAGATCCAACTACTTTATTTTGAAATGTACTATCTTTTGGGATCAAAGACACATCTACAATAGAGTATGGGTCTTCACTAAATCTTCTATTTTGTATATTCTGATAATTTATGATAGAAGGATCTGTGCTTGGACAAGCTCCTGTGGATGGACAAAAAGATAACAGTCCATTAATTGTATGATCAGAAGATGAGGTTGTAATTATTCCTGATTTTGGAGTAATCTTTAAAGGCCAATTACCTCCTCCTCCGTTCAGTACATAAGTATATTCTTGATTTGGAATTAAACCAAGGCATTTAACATTAAATGTTTTTGAATTTCCATCATCGCTTGTTAGTGATAGATCGCCATCTCCATTATTAAAAGATAAAGATAAGGAGGGGATACACTGATCACACTGTATTACACAAGGATGAGTATGCAGAAGCTCATTAGAAGCATTATCTCTGATCTCTAAGTCTAGTACAGTATATAAACTTTTATTATTAAGATCTAATCCTGGTGTGGTAAGACTATTTTGTGGAACATTATAAAATACATTAGGATCAGATTCCGGACACTCTCCCGAATTCGAACAAAAATAAACATATGTTTTAACACTTGGGGGGAAAAATAATCCAGATAATGGAGATACTCTAACTGGCCAGTTTCCACCAGTATTCTTGAAAATAAAATTATATCTTGTATCAGGATCAAATCCGCTCACTTGAACATTTATTGATTGAATGGTTGACATTATTTCCTCTTTGTTTTTATTAAGTGCAATTTGATGGCGCGGTAACTGATATATCTATGCTTCTTGTGGTTGGTTGGGACTTGTTACAGTCTGAACAATATAATTTAGCTATATTACTGTTGTGTACAATATCGGGATATTCTGTATCAGAATATGATAGCCTAATAGTAACCTCAGGATTATACCAGTGCAATTTTGGATGATTATTAATTGTATATGCTAAAACACCATACCTACCATTGTAACAAACTCCAGTATTTTGACAGAATCCGGCTTCTATATTCAATGAGACCGGATTAACAGCAGTTCCTCCGCTACCAGAATGAAAATACCCGGTTGGAGAGGAAACTACAAATGGCCAATTAGCATCCAAAGAATATATAGAATATTGGTATGTTTTTTGCGGAGTCAGGTTAACAAACTTAACGTTTAAATTTGTTTCATCGTTACTGTCTAATAGCGTGTTTGATGCTGTTATTTGTGCTTTTGGTAGACTATAATTAGCATTTAATTTAAATGCAGAACTTTGATAAGCTTTTGTAGGATCCCTAACAAGACTAAAATCAATAACAATATTACTAAAATAATCATCACCTACGGTGCAAAAATGCTCTGTGCATGGAAGATAACCCTCATAATTTTCATCACAACTAGTTTTAGTTGGACAAAAATAAGCAGAAGCTGATATTGTTCCGCTAGTAGTTGTAGAAGAAAATATCCCGCTAATGGGCGTTATAGTGATAGGCCAATTAGAACTTATACTTTTGAAAGTATAGTTATACTTTTCATTTGGTGTTAAATTGGTCAATGTTACAGTAACGTCTTTTGGATTTGGCATTATAATACCTCAAAACATATGGTAATCAATCATTAATACACCATATTAGATTGTTAAATTTGATCAATTATTCCGTTATTTTAAAACCAACATCAGGCAAAGATGGTGTTGTATTAGGGTTGGAGGTGGCATATTTTAATATAATATAGTCGCTATATACAGTATTGTCATTTAAACAATCGTTGCATGTGAGTGACGCCCTAATTATTACTCTATAGTCAATGCTGGATCTCCAAAGAATGGGATAATTAGGTATTGTATACGGAT